TTAAGAAGAACAGAGACTACGAGCTAACCATTGACGGCAACAAGTACTTTAGAGTTAGAGCTGAAGATATCCTTTATGTCGAAGAAGAGGTTCACAACGATTGACGCCGCTGAGCGCCTTATGAAGTCGATGGAAGTTGCTATAGACAACATGATCGACGAAGTAAGAAAGCCTGTTGATCCTGAGATCAACGGTAGCGCACGTAAAGCTGAGCTTCAGTCCATCAAGCAAACAGCTACGGATTGTAAAGAACTGATCGTTGAAAGACAGCGATTAGAGCAAATGATAAAAGACCTACAAACAAATGGGGGAATCCAAGAAGCCAAAGACTACAGCGGAGGTTTCGCTGAGAGATATTCTAAATGATTGGAAAGAGATAGTATGGCAGTACAATAGAACAGATTTCAAGTTCTGGGAGGATTCCTGGAACGATGAGTTCGAGGACTGAGTTGTTGGTTTTCGTCAGGCGGCCCTCTACGCAAATGGGCTTATCAACTGGGGCGTAGTTCAGTTGGTTAGAGCGTCTGTCTTATACACAGGAAGTCGCGGGTTCAAGTCCCGCCGCCCCAACAATTTATTATATTTGCAATATGAAAGTCAAAAAGCGAGACTACAAGAAGGAATATGCCAAGTACGGGAAAGGCGGAAAAGCCAAGCGATACAGGGCCCTCTTGAATCGCATCAACCGCCGCAAGGGTACTTACGGCAATGGCGATGGTCTCGACGAAGCCCATGTAGGGTCGTCTGACAAGACTGCACCTCAGCCCGAATCTAAGAACAGAGCAAACAATAGACCTAAGCGAAGACGCAGCAGGTAATCCTATGCGCTCGTAGCTCAGTTGGATAGAGCATCTGCCTTCTAAGCAGACGGTCACAGGTTCGAATCCTGTCGGGCGTACAAAATTTAATACAATGGCTAAAGTTAAAGTAAGCACCTACACTGCAAAGACTGTTAGAAGAAAAGGCGTTCACGCTAAGACAAAGCAGTCCAAGAACAAAAATTCAAAGAACTACAAGAAGCCTTATGCTTCACAAGGACGTTAATTATGGCTGAATACATTTGCAAGTGTGAAGAAAAGCACGAAGACTCTAAAAGCGGCGTTTCTATTAAGTTTGGGAACGACGGCGCTTATCACGACATCAAGTGTCCATGCGGCAAGTACATGGAGCTAAAGAATCCAAAGTCTGGCGCTCCTAGCTTTAGAAGCAACAGGTATGGACAAGTCTACTGATGTTCAGGACGTTGTCGAAATTTGCCCCAAGGGTACGAAGGGTGAAGTTCTTGAACTCGGTGGCTTACTCATTGCACTTCCCGCTCAGCCTCCCAAGAAAGAAATTTTTGGACATGAAAAGCCAAACGACCTGCAGCTGTGGGAGAGGCTTCCTATGCCTCAGGAGTTGTCTAGGATTAAGTCTATGGATGAGTGGCTCGAGATGCCCAGGGAGTTTCGACAAAAGTTTTCTCCGTATATCGAAGAGGAGTTTCGCCGCAGGCGTGAAGGCTTTTGGTTTTTCAATGCAGGTGAGCCTACATATATTACGGGCAGGCATTACATGATGCTGCAATGGACCCGAATGGACATCGGGTATCCAGATTATTTAGAGTTCCAAAGAGAAATTTTCTTACATTTGTGTGCGTGTGAGGCGGACCCACGCTGCATAGGGCAGCTGTACACCAAGTGCAGGCGTAGCGGATACACGAATATCTGCTCGTCTGTTCTTCTCGACGAGGCCACACAAGTCAAAGACAAGCTTCTGGGGATACAGTCAAAGACTGGTAAGGACGCCCAGGAGAATATATTCATGAAGAAGGTCGTGCAGATGTTCAGGCACTACCCCTTTTTCTTTAAACCTATTCAGGATGGAACGACCAATCCGCGCATGGAGCTGGCTTTTCGCGAGCCGTCTAAGAGAATCACGAAGAACAATAAGACTACGCAGAAGGGCGAGGCTCTTAATACGGTCATAAACTGGAAGAACACCACCAACAACGCATACGATGGTGAGAAGCTTCACTTGTTGTATCTAGATGAGGCTGGTAAGTGGGAGAAGCCTACGGACATAAGAGATGCCTGGAGGATACAGAGAACCTGCTTGATTGTTGGTAGGAAGATTGTGGGAAAGGCCATGGTGGGGAGTACAGTAAACCCCATGGATAAAGGTGGGAAGGAGTACAAAGATCTCTGGAGAGATTCAGATCCCAACGAAAGAAACAAAAACGGGAGAACTAGAAGTGGCCTATACAGGCTCTTTATACCTGCTTACGATTCTCTAGAAGGGTTTTTTGACAAGCACGGTAGAGCTATTCACTCTGACCCAGAAGAGGTTGTTGCTGGCCTTGATGGGGAGGATATTGTCTTTGGGGCAAAGACTTACCTAAAGAATGAAAGAGAAAACCTCAAGAATGACGCTTCTGAGCTCAACGAGGTTATCAGGCAGTTCCCGTTCACAGAGGATGAAGCCTTTAGAGATAGCATTGATGGTAGTCTATTTAATGTCGGACACATATATGAGCAGATTCAATACAACGATGAACTGTTTCCAAACCCGATCGTAAGGGGTAACTTTGTTTGGAAAGGAGCGGTTCAGGACACCGAGGTTGTATTTAAGCCTGATGCCAACGGCAGGTTTAGGATAGCATGGATGCCTCCAGTAGAGCTGAGAAATCAAAAGAAGTTTGAAAGAAACAAACGCATTGCGCCTAATGCAGAGCTGGGGGTAGGCGGGGTTGACTCTTACGACCTTGACGCCACCGTCGATGGACGGGGGTCTAAGGGGGCACTACACCTGTACAACAAGTTTCACATGCAGCATCCTGCAAACATGTTTGTATTGGAGTATGCGTCCCGTCCGCCTTTGGCTAAAATATTTTATGAAGACTGCTTGATGGCTGCTGTTTTCTACGGTTACCCACTCTTAATTGAAAACAATAAGTACGGCATTGCAAGACACTTTGAGTCAAGAGGTTATGATGGTTACTTAATGGATAGACCTCGCCACTTGATGAGCGCAAATGCTAAGGTGAATGTAAAAACCAAAGGCATACCTTCAAACTCCCAAGACGTAATCCAGGCTCATGCTCATGCCATTGAGGAATATATACACAACAACGTTGGAGTCAATAGAGAAACTGGGGATTACGGCAAGATGTATTTCAACAGAACTCTAGAAGATTGGATTGGATTTAAAATCAACGATCGAACTAAGTTTGACTTGACAATTAGCTCTGGACTATGTCTTCTTGCCGCACAAAAATCAAGGGTAAAAAAGAAAGAATCCAAGTTTGATGAAAGGCGTTTTTTCCGCAGATATGAGGTACGCGGATGATTTGTTATATTTGCACTAAATCAGCTGTAAATGTACAATAAAGAGAACTCTAAGTCTGGTTTCCCAGATCCTCTTGCTAGTTCTATAGAGAAACAAGACAAGAGCTACGGGCTGCAATATGCAAAAGCCATTGAGGGGCAGTGGGGCAAAATGACCGACAAGAGTTCTCTATATGGTAGCAGAAACGAGATATTCAAAAGAAACAGGCACTACGCCAACGGTACTCAAGACACTACCATATATAAGAAGCTTTTGACTTCTTTGAATCCAAATGATGGAGAGGGTAGTTTGTTGAACTTGGATTACACTCCAGTTCCTATTCTGCCAAAATTTGTGCGTATTGTAGTCAATAAGATTCTTTCTCGCAACCCATACCCCAACCTTGAAGCTGTTGATCCACTTTCTTCTTCTGAGAAGAACAAGCAAAAGCAAAGACTAAGAACTCAAGTAGCTTTAAAAAAGGATCTTCAAAACTTAAAACAGCAAACTGGGGGGTTGGTTTTAGATGTAGATCCAGATCAGCTTCCAGACTCATTAGAGGAAGCGGACATCTTCTTGGACACAAACATAAAAACTGACGCTGAAGTTGCGGCACAGGTCGCAACAAATATGACTCTGTCATGGAACAACTTTAATGACGGCACATACAGGCGTTGTGTTAATGATCTGGCTGCGCTCGGTATGGCCGTTGTTAAAAGAAACAACGATCCCAACTATGGCATAAGCACCGAGTATGTCGATCCTGCAATGTTTATTCACGGATATACAGAGGATCCCTTTTTTGAAGACATTGTTTATGCAGGTCACATTAAAGAAATGACAGTTAGTGAGTTAAAGAGACTTGCTGGCAACGAGCTTTCTGATGATGATTTGAAAAAAATCTTGAAGGTTGCTTCAAAAAGATCAGACAAATATTCCCCATATAACGACTATAGAAGCTACAACTCCAAGAATGATTACAGCCAGTACATGGTTCAAGTCTTGGACTTCGAGTTTATTTCTGTAGACTGCATGCACTTTCAAGAAAAGCAAAACCGCCACGGAAACGTAGGTTTTTACTATGAAGGCTTCCAGTTTAAAGAGCGTCAAGGATCTGTTTACGAGCGCATACCACATAAGATGGAGATGCAAATGCTTTACGGGGGGACCTATGTGTTGGGTACAAACTACATAGTCAACTATGGCAAGAGTGCCAACGTCCCTAAAAACGTTCACGATTTGTCTCGGTGTAAGCTTTCATACTCTCCTGTTGCCACCAATTTGATGGACAACATGCCGAAGTCTATGGTTGATAGCTGTGTTGGGTTTGCAGATATGTTGCAGATTACTCATCTTAAGCTTCAGCAAGCCATTGCTAAGGCTAAACCTGATGGACTTATTATTGATATTGAGGGTCTAGAGAATGTGCAGCTTGGTAAGGGGGGAGAGCTTCAACCACTAGAGCTTCATGACATTTATGAGCAGACTGGTGTTTTTTATTACAGAAGTAAAAATCCAGAGGGTGGATTTCAAAACCCTCCAGTCAGAGAGCTTGGAAACAGCATTAGAAACATCAATGAGCTTATTGGGTTGTACAACCACTACTTAAGACTGATTAGGGATACGACAGGCATCAATGAAGCTATGGA